GGTTGGGTTGGTTCTAGTGGTGGAGCTGGCGGAACTGGCGGCAGTGGAGATATGGGAAATAATGGTGGCCCAGGTGGTTACGTAGGAATAGCCCATGGTGCTAATCCCGCAGGGGGCGGCGGTGGAGCTGGTAGTGTTGCAGGTGGAGGTTCTTCCTATAACGCTCAGGGAGGTGATCCAACACAAGCTTACACTACAACACAATGGACCGGAGGTACTGAATGGTACGGTGGTGGTGGCGGTGGTCACATGTACCAGTTTAATGGTACTACTTATGCATGGGGAAGTGCTGCAGCTGGTGGTCAATCTACCACAGGATATATTGGATATGGACCGGATACTGATATAGCTGGCTCAGGATCTTTAGCAGGAACAGACGGAACGATGTTTTCAGACGAGGGTAGTGCCTCCTATAATAACACAGGTTCTGGTGGATGGGGCAGAGGATACGTTGGCCTTATAGGAAGTGGACAATACAGCACCCAGACAACATCCTACTCCCCAGCTCATACGATGAATGCTAGAGCCAACTCTGGCGGTGGCGGTGGAGGTGATGGAAAAGGACATTATGCTACTGCAAACAATTGTGGCAATGGTGGTTCTGGAGTAGTAATAGTTAGAGTGGCGGTGTAACAATGGCTCATTTTGCAAAACTAAACGATAGTAACGAGGTTTTAGAAGTAGTTGTTATTGCTGATAGTAATGCTCCAAATGAGGCTGCTGGAATTGCTTTCTGTAAATCTTTATACGGTGATGATACAACTTGGAAACAAACTTCCTATAATACTCACGGTAATGTACATAATGAAGGAGGCACTCCTTTTAGAAAAAACTTTGCTGCAATAGACAATACTGTATATGACCCAACATTAGATGCATTTATCTTAAAAAGACCAATAGATGACGATGGGGATTCTTGTACTTCTTGGACTCTTAATACTACTACAGGATTATGGGGTCCTCCATTGGATGATCCAGATGACGGGAAGATTTACAAGTGGGATGAATCAGTGCACCAAGCAGATAACTCATTAGGATGGGTAAAACTTTATGATGGAGTCGCATCATCTGGAGAGTAAATGTCTACACAGCGTGAAGCTATCGCACGTATTGAAGAACAGTTATCGGATGTGATAGAACACGTCCATAGAATAGAAAAGAATACTGCTATCACTAACGGCAGAATAAGTAAGTTAGAACAATGGAGAGCTGGTATCGTAGGCGGGGGAACCTTACTTACAGTATTAGCCGGAAGCAGTGCCGTATGGGTACTGGTAGGAGCTTAGCTAATGCCAAAGCTAGACGGAAAGAAGTTTGCGTATACTAAGGCTGGAAAGGCTCAGTACTTAAAGGCAAAGAAGAAGAAAGAGATTAAGCGTAAGAAGTAGTACTAATAGGAGCTATTAATGGCAGCCACAAGAGGACCAAAACTAAAAGTGTCGAAGATGACACCTAAGCCAGCTAAAAATAGAAGGAAAGGTATGCGGGGTAAACCTAAAGGTGCTAGCAATAGATTACCAACAGGACTAAATCGAAATACATCTGGTATGCGTAGTACACCTGAAACACAGTTTGAAACTCAGTCATCTCCGGATACGTTTGGTGGAAAACTTCCAAAGAACCCATTTAAGCAAGGTAGAACAATGCCAAAGAACCCATTCTATAAAAAATTAAAACGTAGATAGTAGGAGGCCATGACAGAAGATAAGAAACCCCGTGGATGGTACGGACAGCGCGTAAAAGAACTGGACGTAGAGTTCAAAAAAATTAGAGAAGATCTAGAGCAATTGTTGCGAAACTCCCCTGAAATAATAGGCTTGCTCAATCATCCGATCATTCACGAGTATGAACACTGGGAAAAAAGAGTACGGCGGATAGAGCAATCGCAACAGTCGTTAATTCATACACAACAGCAATTGGATTCACTAGTAAGACGAGCTGAAATTGCTGCAAAATCATTAGAGAGAAATCAGGGGAGAGGAGCGCGTTAATGAGTAGGCACCATTCCCTTGCGGATTTGAGGTCAGATATAACTACTGAGCTTAGAAATCCAACTACCGCATCTCGGTATACTAATGCAGAAATAGACCTTGCTATCCGTAGAGCAACTAACTATCTATCTGAATACTTCTGGTTTGAAGATAAAGATACAAGTAAAACCTTTACATCTGGTACGTTTCAGTACACTTATAATGACCCAATAAAAGATATATACCGCGTAGACTTTGTGGATTCAGCTTCGAGTCCACCACAAATTGCTGTCGATTGGTATGAAGAAAAGAACATGGCTGGAACAGAGCTTTACTTTTTAGACAGCCACACAGCAAGCTCAACTATACACGTATGGTATGAGCGCCACCCCACAGCGTTCCCCTCTGACTTGACGATGAACGGAAATATTAATGCTGCTGTGACAGAGATTCCTATTTCATCAGGTACAAATACAATTGACTGGCCCGCTACGGGGTATTTAAAAATTGATAACGAAGTCATGTCGTATAGTGTTATTACACGTACTGTATCTCCTGAGACATTAACAGTAGCTAGAGGAAAAATAGATACAGCTGCACAGAGTCATACTACAGCATCTCTTCTTTCTTTTGTTAACTTAGTTGAGAAAGAAATATTCTTTGATGGTGTCCGGGATATTGCAATAGCATATTTAAACCGTATGCGTATTGTAGATGCACCCTCCGGTGACATAGGGGGGAACATTACTGTTATGAGAGAGATAATGGAATCCTTACGACCGTGGATACGAGAGCATCGTATGCGTTCTAAGCGTCCTGCCAAGCCAAAGAGTACTAGATCTAAACCCATGCGTTACAGGAAACGAGGCGTAAGGGGGTAGTAAATGTCTATATTCGGTGAAATCCTATATGGTGCAGCTTCAGTCACATACACTTCTCCTATTGGCACGAATGACCAAGCAGGAGTTACACATAACATAGTTATGGACAACGTAGGGCTTATGACTGCGGGTGTTCCAACTCGTTCAGACATTACTTCTGCAATACCACGTATTTCCATCGGTTCTGAACAACGACAGCATACAGATTTCTCTGAGCGAGATACATTTGGACAGAAGTCATATCATCATGGGTTTGGGGAGTTAAACTTCGCGGATCGTGCAAAGTTCTTTTCATCAGAAGGTGTATGGACTCTAGTTCCAGACCAAGTAACACTTGCTCCGTACTGGAGTTCACATTCGTTTAGTGCTAACGCTGATGGTAGTAGTGCATATACAGATGTAAATGGGGTTATACGCGCTCAAGCTGAGTTTGGAACTAATACGTATATATTAGTAGCTGGTGATTCTGGTGCAAATAATAAATTATTTTATTGGTCTGAGACACATGATAAGTGGCTTAAATCTGCTGCCACAGCTGGAATGAGTACATCAGGTTCTAGTATTCCTCTAGACTTGCAAGCATTTGGTGTTGGAAGCAATAATAACTTGTATATTACACAAGGCGAAGCAGTTAATATGGTGCGATTTAACTCCAACTTAAGCACAGTAGCGGACAATGGTGTACCTGCTAAATTTCTAGAATCATTTGCTGGTAAATTATGGAGAGCTGATAACTTAAATGAGATTTATCATTCAGTAGATCCACATAGTGATGGTAGTGCTACATGGACAGCACCTACTGGTATGAACGATGGTACTGTTGGAGATTCTACGTATGTTATACGGGGTATGTGTGTACATGATAGAGCCTTATGGATTGGTAAAGATGATGGTATCTACCGAATATACAATTCATCTACCTCTGCTACAGAGATTTGGACGTGTGAAAAAGTAATTGATTTATCACATGTTATTAGTCAGTTTAATGGACAAGCTATGATGAGCTTTGGTGGAAATCTATACTTTACTGTAGATCGTGGTATGGGTAAGTATGATGGTGCTACCATACAATATATGGGACCAGACAAAGGTTCTAATCCTACAGAGAACAGTATGCAATTACAATCTGTGTTTAATACTGCATTACCACAAGATATAAATACAGAAGCAGCCTCACTTAACTCTGGTACAATGGGTACTATACGTTCTATGACACATGACGGCACAAATATCTATGTTGCAGTTGATTCTGGTGGAAGCGCTACAGGAGGCTCTGGTCTTGAGTCTCGTGTAATGGCTTTTGGAAGTTCTGGTTGGCATCAAGTATATTCTACGAATGAATGGGAGACTGTAGCGCATGAGCCGGGAGACTACCGTACACAGTATGTTGGCTTTATACCTAGAAAAGGAAACGCTGGGTATGAAAATTATCCACGTATCATTATAGGTAATGAGGCTGTAACAAATGAAGAAGAAGATACTGTTGAAAAAGAAGATAGGGTACTAATGGCTTTCCTTCCTAGATGGGGACAGAATTTATTAGATGATCTTGTGACCGGACAAGACTACGCGCTAGCCTTCCAAGATTCTGGTTACTTAATTACTTCATGGTTTGATGGAGGTCTGCCGGATGTTGAAAAAACTTTCTTTGATGTCGTAGTTGCAGCACAAAACATAGGATTAGGTACTGCCAATAATCATATAAAGGTCGAGTATCAAGTAGATGACATAGATATATGGAATGAACTTCATCAAAAGACGAGTGTTTCAGATAGTGATGTTGATTTAGTTGTTTCAAGTCCATTACAAAAACTTACCTTTCCAGATAACGGAAATCTTGATAAGTCTATTTATGCTAAGAAAATTAGGTTGAAGTTTACACTTAATCGTGCAACAACTGGCGATTATGCTTATTATACTACACCAGTCCTTAAATCATGGGCTTACCATTTTGTTGTTCGTCCTGAGTCTCGATACGGTTGGAATCTTACTATTAAATGTTATGATAACCTTATAGACTTACAGCGTAGACAGGTAAGCAGACCGGCAGATGAGCTTCGACAGTACCTGTACTCACTTCGTGACCAGAAGATACCTATCATTTTCCACGATGGTACTGAGCTACACCAGATTAAAAACAAAGTGACTAATCCATCTATGGAGTATCTAACTGGTGCTGAAAGCTCTGCTCCTAACGGGTATACCGCATCGAGTTCTGTTATATCAACTACCGCACAGTATAGATCACATGGTTTTAGATCAATGAAAGTAACTCCGGATGCTGCAACAGGGGACGCTTCTGTTACGATAGGTACATTTGACTTACTTAAATATGATAACGTATTTGCTGCAGCAACTATCTGGGTACCAGAAGGTACAGATAATGTGTACTTACAAGTAATAAAGACTTCAGATAGTTCTATATTAGCAGAAATAGAGTACACTCCAATGACTGCTTCGGGTGAGTTTGGGGATATTTACTTAGCAAATCATACTAGGTGGGTAAGGAAAACATTGTTTGCTGAGACTATTCCTGCGGCAGCTAACTACACATTCAGAGTTATACGTAAGTCGGCAGATGCTGATACGGTTGCACCCTTCTATGTTGATACAGTAGAGCTCTCTAACAACGGACCTAACAACTTAAAGCAAACAAATTATGACTATGTTGATGGAGACCAACTACGATGTAGATGGTTAGGTACACCACATAACTCTGAGAGTGTACGTCAATCTGGGTATCAAGTATATATTACAGGTATGACAGAATCTCTTAGATACCCAGAAGTCAGACAGAGTAACACAAGTTTTGATAGTGAGATTACGATCTCTCTAAGAGAAGTATCTTAATGGATAGTATTAAGAAAATTAGTAACTTAAGAGGGGCTAGACAAGCATCTCAGATGCCTAAATTTCCTAGAACATATATAAAGAATAATACAGATACAGTTCTTAGAGACCGTCGTAGATCTAAACCTGTATTCGGACCGGAAGAATTAGAATCGAGAGCAGCACAGGGTTTTTATGGTACATTACCTGAACGAATTATGCATAAAAAGCTCAGTCAAATGATGCAGGGTACTCATAATTTTATATTTCAAAGAACAGAAGGTGGAGGACGAAACTATATTGGTGGATTTGTTCTTGACTTTTTAATAACAGATAAGCTTCCTTACTTAGTAATTGAAATACTAGGAAACTATTGGCATCAGGCTTATGAACAGGCTGCGGACTTAGAACGTGCGATGGCCGTTAAACGTGAAGGCTACATATACCATGAAATTTGGGAAAGTGAAATATATATTAGTGATGAGTATCTAGAAAACAAATTAAATGTTATACTAGAAGGAAGACTTTAGGAGGAATTATGTTAAATCAATACGGTCATGCTCGCGGTTGGATGCCGGATGTAAACCACATAGGCACAACTCAATACGGGTACGCTGATGTTCCCCCCAACACTATGAAACCAATAGCTGTGATTAACCACATTATGCAAGGCTATGCTAGAACCATGGTTGAGTGGGCTGAGACTAATAGTGTACAGAAGTCAGCACACTTTATTGTAGACAGAGAAGGTAACATCACTCAGACAGTAAGTATATACTCCCCTGCGTGGCATGCTGGCCGTACTGCTAAAGAATCATGGAAGTCTTTTCCCGGAGGTAATCCGAATAAGTATACTGTGGGTATAGAGCATGAAGGATTCAGTGTAGATCCCGGCTATGGTTATGATTTTATATATGAAGATGAGTGGCCGGAAGCTATGATGCAAGCCTCAGCTAAGATACATCAGTGGGTACTGGGGGAACTAGGGCTTGAAGCTAATGACCAGACGGTCATAGGTCACTATGAAACGGATGCTGTTAGTCGTGCTAATGATCCAGGTCCTGCATGGAGTAAAGATACTCTGCTTAGTCTGATTGCGGGAGAGTCCAGTCATTCAGAAACTGATCAATCAGTTTGTAATTGCGATGAGAGATTAGCCACCATAGAACAGCGGCTAGACAAACTAGAAGCATGGGCAAGAAAAGAAGACGATAATTCATTCGACTAGTCGTCTTTAATCGAGCCGAGTTCCACCTTATTATCTTGGTTAATAAACGATTCATAATGTGACCCCATCCAATCTACAGGTACCTTGTCGTTATCAGATAGTTTTACAAATAAATCCATGCAATCTTCACTACAAATCGCAGTGGCTTGCTCATCATCATGGCCTTTTGAGATTCTAATAGAGGTCTCTTCAGGTAATGTTCCACAAAAAACACAGGGTCCTTCTACTGTATCTAGGAATTCAACCTTTAACATCAAGCTCCTTGAAAAAGTTTTTTATATATGGTATAATTATAGCATGAAACTAGTCACATTGAAAGCTGAAAAAGATATTCAGCTATTTCCCATAGGGGATGTACAATATGGGCCACCTGCATGTGATATCAATGGATTCCAGCGTTGGGTAGACTATGCGATGTCGCATAAAAATCCGATGTTTATAGGTACTGGGGATTATATTGATTTAGGTAGCCCATCAAACAGGAACAGTATCATTGCTGACATAAAGAAAGGAAATCTATATGACACTATCCAGGAAGCCTTGGATACAAAGTCAAGAGAGTTCTTAGAAGTTGTAAAAGATATACTGAAACCGACAAGAGGTAAATGGTTAGGGCTTGTAGAAGGACATCATTATTGGGAGTACGCAGATGGTACGACAACAGATAAGGAACTTGCAGAATATCTAGGATGTGAATTCCTAGGCACTTCAGGTATCGTTACCATGAAACTACCCAAAAAACAAAAGTGTTCTATATGGCTACACCACGGTAAGGGCGGTGGCTCTGCGATAGGTGGTCCACTTACACAATTAGAAAAGATGCTACACTCTTTTGATGCAGATATATATTTAATCGGACATCACCACAAAAAAGTAGCAACCAAAGTACAAAAGTTATATGCCAATAATCAAAAGCTATCTCATAAAGATGTGATACTTGCGTGTACTGGCAGCTGGCTGAAGGGTTATATGCAGGACTCTGATACATATGTAGAGAAAGGTATGATGACCCCCGCCGCACTAGGCGGAATAAAGATAGATATCAAGACGGAGAATTCGTCTGTAGATATGCAAATAGTACTGTAGGAGGTACAAATGTTTAAGGAAGCGAATTTGAAGGATTTGGGGGAACGCTGTGCGATGACATTTATCCAAGCATTTTTGGGTATTGTTGCAGCGGGACCATTAGTAGGTATGGATGTTGAGCCTATGAAAGCAGGGGCAGCAGCTGGTGTTGCAGCCGTACTGTCAGTCGTAAAGACTTATGTAGCACAACATTCTGGTGACAAGTCAGGAAGTATAATTTCCTAATATGGAACAGACAGAAATTTCACCGGATGAATTAATCTTAGCTTATGGTGAAGTTAACATACAAAATCGTATGTTAGAAAAAGCTCTACGTGTAAAGGATCAAAAGATTCTACAGTTAGAAGAGCAGCTAAAATTTTATGATGATAAGCTATGGGAAGAGTCTGTTACTCCATTGGATACAGACTAATCGAGCCTTACCATATTAAATCATCTATGAGTTCTCGGAACTTTACTAAGTGCGAAGTAGTGTTTGGTATTTCATCACGGGAACGAGCTAAATAAGCAGGATGATATAGGGGCATTATATATGTTGGATGTGTGGAGTCCCACCAAGCCCGACGTATGTGTCCCTGTATCTGTCCTATTCCACCTTTGTTTGGAAACTCTATAAACTTATTGGTAGAGAACCTACCGAAAGTAATAACACCCTTTGGTTTTATAAGTTGTAATTGTTGATCGAGCCATGGTGCACACGATTCTATCTCGTGCTGTTTAGGGTCAGGGTTTCCATCACCTACCCAACACTTAACCATATTAGTTATATATGTGTCGGCTCGTGAGTACCCTGCGTTTTGTAGTAGCTGTGTCAGGAGTTGCCCAGAGTAACCAATAAAGGGTTTACCTGTGCGATTCTCTTGATCTCCCGGAGCTTCTCCTATCACAACAATGTCAGCGTTTACTGGACCTTCCCCTGCTACACCAAACGTTCTATTGTTATGTAGTCCACACTGGCGACAGGCTTTAATCCTATTCTCTATATCAGATAATTGGGTAGATGGATCCTTTACGTTCATACAACGCCTTTCTGTTCATTCGTGATATCCATGCTCCGAAGTGCATGTCCCTTGGTTTACCTGCCAAGAGTTTTTGGTATTCTTCTATACTTATTTCAAACATTAGATAATTGGATCCCCTCCCTATATTGCACAAGCGTCACCATCACAGTACAGGTCAGCTTGTTTATCGCCATCACCAATAACAGATAGTGCCAGTGGTTGTAGGTTTTGTTTCTTAGCGTTGTATACCTCTTCGGTAATGCCTTCATAGGGAGCTTGTTGGTATGTACCACTAGGACTGAGGGGTAGGAACGCTATATCCTTTACCTTATCCTTACTCCAGTTAATCATATCGGCCAGTTGTTCTGGTCCGTATTCTTCTTTATCAAACTTAACAGTAGCACTTACGGCGTTGTCTGCCCAGAATCTAGCTACGTCAGCTATCAACCCTAGGTGTTCCATAGGCTCTACGTCTGATTCAGAACGCACACCTACACCTGCATCTACAGGGAACTCAACTACTACAGAGTTAGTAGGGTCAATGGCAGCAGGTTCTATATGATATCCTGCCGATTGTAATCTATCTACAAGAGGGCTATTGTCAGCTAATGTGACACGTCTAATATGGAATCGTCCTTCGACATTGTAATGTATCCCGGGGGTTACACCG